TACATACGAAAGCATTACAACAGTTGACAAATGTGCTACAGTAGTAGAGCACATATTTATAGGTTCTTCCATGACCTCAACAATTACTAAACAAGAATATTCTGTTTACTACGGAATATCAGAATTAAAAAGATTGCAGACAGCACACAGTCTTGCGTTTGATACAGAAACATTACAGCTACAACCAGAAGAAGGCAAGCTCCGACTAATTCAGTTGGGGTGTTTTTCTTCTCGAACCATAGTTGTTATAGATTGCTTCGAGTTAGAGCGTAGCGATTGGAACTATTTAGAAGAGTTTTTCAGCAGTCAAAATAGATATTGGTTGGCACACAACGCAGTGTTCGATCTCGGTTGGCTACAGGCACATGACATACATCTCAATGGTTTTGTTAGGTGTAGCATGATAGCCAGCAGACTACTAACTAACGGAATACCACAAACTAAACATGGTCTTGATGCACTAGCTAAGAGACAGCTAAATATGGATATATCTAAAGAACAGCAGAAATCTAATTGGGGTGCGGAAACATTATCTAAAGAGCAGTTAATATATGCTGCGAAAGATATAGAAGTGTTACTAGAGTTAGATCAAGTACTAGACCAAAAACTTAGAAATGCTCAACTACATAGAGCATATACCCTGGAGTGCAGAGCTTTGCCAGCTATGGCCCAAATGTGGAGAGTTGGGTTACCTTGGAATAGAGAAGAGTTAGAACAATGTCGGATTGACTATGAAGATGACATTAAAGAGTTGGGTAATGAGTTTATCAGAGAACTTGATAATGACTTACCACCTGGAAAAAAGCTACCTAGAAATGAAGATGGCTCGTTTAACCTTCGTGCGAAAGACCAAGGTTCAATCAGACTAGGCACTAAAAAGTATGCAGGATTTAATATTAAAAGCTCTAAACAATTACTAGAAAAACTTGAGTTAGTTCTTGGTTATACACCAGTGAATAATGAAGGTAAACCTAGTGTTGCCAAAGATGCTTTGAAAAATTGTGCGGCTGATTCTCCTACGATCCAGACACTTATGACATGGAAACGTAGAGAAAAGCGTAGGCAGATGATAGAAAGCATACAGGATAAGATGTCAGATGATGGATTTGTTAGAGCATCTTATATGCAACTCGGGGCAGATACAGGAAGAATGTCTAGCATTAAGCCTAATAATCAGCAGATACCAAGAGATTCAGAGTTCAGACAATGTGTACAGGCTCCTAAAGGTTGGAAGATAGTTGATGCTGACTTTTCACAAATGGAGTTACGTCTTGCTGCTGCACTAGCTAACGACAAGAACATGACTGCTGCATTTCAACGTGGCGAAGATTTACACGACTATACGGCTGAACAAATGGGGTGTGATAGACAGATAGCTAAGTCAGCTAACTTTGGTTTGTTATATGGTGCTGGTGCTGAAGGTTTACGAAAGTATGCTGGAAGTAGTGGTGTAATTATGTCTCCAGATGAAGCTATACAAATCCGTGACAACTGGCTAAATACATATAGTGGTATTAGAGATTGGCAGAAAGAAATGAACTATCTTTCACGATCCACAGAAAATGATGAATGGCCTGAGACTAGAGTTCCAGTATCTAATATGCGTAGATTCTTGAAAGGCGATCTTAATAGAACTACAGTTAGATGCAACACTCCTATTCAAGGTGCTGGTGCTGCCATATTAAAGTGTGCATTAGGCAACTTATGGACACAAGTTAAGGATGCTGGTGAAGATAAAGTAAGGATTGCGGCAGCCGTTCACGATGAATTGATACTTCTTGTTAAAGAAGATATTGCAGATGAGTGGGCTGAGATTCTTAAAACTACAATGGAAAAAGCTGAAGCAAAGTGGTTGGGTAATGTTCCTGCACTAGCTGAAGTATCTATTGGTGATAAATGGAGCGAGGTGCACTAATGGTTAAAATCTTAAATACTACAAAAGGATGGTGTTATCAAAGTAATACTGAGGTAACATATTATAAAACACTTCACGAAGTAATGGCTGCTGCTTATGCAAAACAATTTAAGAGTTCAGGTAATGAAAGACCTGTATGCTGAAATTACAAAGTCCAGGACAGGAGACTTATCTAGGGCTGTAGATTTTTTAAAGTCCGCTAGAGAAATACGTAAAGGTAAAATAAACAAAAGAAAACAAGTCAAAGTAAATTATATAAAAAGGCAAGTTGATAAAGCCGATTTGCCATTTTGGTGGTAAAGTAGTACAAGAACAACATTATAAATGGCTCTCAAACACGGAAACAAAAGCTATTATCAAGTGCTAATCGACCCAAATAGAGCAGAACTCATAGAGAAAGCTGCTGATAAACAGGGTTTGCGTGGTACTGCATGGGTTAGAAAAGTAGCTTATGAAGCTTTACAACGTGAATTTCCTAGTTCAGAATATAAAATTGCTGAAGCCAAAGACGAGTTAATGTGGAGAGAATCTGTACAAAGACGAATCGAAGGAAGAAAGCAGAAAAACTAAACACTGTTCCAATGACAGAAAGACAGTATCAACAGCAATTAGCTGCTTTGTATGACAGATATATGTTTGAAGATATGACAAACAGAGAATTTGAAGAACAAAGACAGGCTATTGAAACTGACTATTTAAAAACAATTTACAACAAGTAAAAATGAAAAGAATATCTTGGGTCGCTTGTCCTAAATGTCAGCAATATACTGACCAAAAAGTAAGAAGGTCTGATCGAAACTCAAAACACGTTATTGTTCGTAGAAGGCAGTGTTTTAAATGTCAGCATATTTGGCACACCATCCAGTATCCAGAAATGATAGTAGATGATATGAAGGCTCGTTATATATTGTGTGAATGACCTATATTAAAAAACTTCTTTAAAATTGCTCTTGCTGTTTTAGGGTACTTTAGTTTTTCTTTTCTCATTTCTTTTACTACACGATCAGCTTCTAACTCTATAAGTCTATTCAGTAACGAAGCCATAAAAATATCTTGGTCAAATTTTTTCCTGACCATGTGAGTACAATATCTTTTTACACTATCTAAGTTGTTACTCTTCATAATTTCTCTACACTGCATTTCAATTTCTAGTTCCAACTCTGGTGGTGCTGGCTCTATATCAATGTTGAGAAATTTAGTAACTTTCATGTTATTGAAGAGAGGTGGTAGAACCAGGAAACATTCTGGCTTCTATAAAAGCTACTGCTTGATCGTCTATTGTATTGTCCGTTTGTTTAGCTATAGCCTTTAACAGATCCACTATTAATCGCTTCATTGCTTTAGATTTGATAAAGACAAGAAGAATAGGTTTTAAAATTTTTACCATCGTTTTTATGTGTTACTTCCCAAACATAGCTCCTTTGCTAGTATTAGACAAGAATCTTTACTTTTATGGAAGATCAGGACGAAAAGGAAGGAACGGATTGGGGAGAAATATTTGGTCATGCTGTCCGATTTATGATTCTTTGCTGGTCTTTAGCGATGATGACTCTCGGATATATGGACAAAATTCGCAATGATGGTGCGTTTTTAGCAGGTCTGACGAGTGGGGTTCTAGGTTCATACGGTATCTCCGTTAACAAAAAGAAACCCACAAACGCTGCTAAGATAGTAGATAACAAGGACACTAACGTAGGTATTAAATGAAAAAGCTACTTCCATTTTTATTTCTTGTATCCGCACCAGCTTATGCGGACATGAATCATTCCATATCATCCAGCGTAAAGTTTGAATCTCTTTCAGCAGCTAGTACGGCTGATAAGATTGGTTCGTCATACAGCATAAGCGGTAATAATATAACAACAGTAGATTCAAACTCAGCATCAACTTTGGGTGGCTTTGGCACAACAACCAATGGCGTTCCAGCGGTTACTTTCCCATCTGCTACGCAAGCAACAAGTGGTGAAGCTTTTAGTTTTACTCAATCCTATATGGAGGGAGATGCCACACCTGGAAGTTCAATAACAGTTGGTACAGTTCCAAACTTTAGTGATATTACATCTACAAGTGCTGGAAGCGTAGGAACATCAGCAGTAGCAATAGATAATCATAATATTACAATGACACCAGGAACAGGAACGGGTATCGTGATAACAGGTCAGTTTGTCGTTGATCTTACTATCGAATGAGGAGGTTACTTCTTCTTGGCTTTGTTATATCTGCTCCTTGTTACGCTGTGCCAGTTATACCTAATTTTACGACAGGTAGTTCCACCAGCCGAACCGAAACTACCACAAATATTACAGAGGTTATACGAACAACAGAATATAATTCTGGGTTCCTCTATTCAGTTACAGGATCAGGAATACAGCATGACGGATCTTCTATATCTGCACCACCTACCTCAGTTAGTGAAACAATAAACGGAA